GGAATCAAAACAGGTTTGTCACGTTGAATACCGTCGGATCGACCGACGAGGTGACCATGACAGAATCGCCAGGACGCAACAGATAAGTGCCTGTTGTTTCCCCTGTGATGCCGCCTGCGCTCAGAGTGATCACCGTGACTGTGCCACCGCTGATGACCACCTGTTGGATGAAATTCGTCTTGTTCGTGTACGCAACGCCGGTGCCAGGATAAGTCGTCGCTATCGTGGCCGATGTCTGCGGGACCAGCGGAGCGAAAAGGCTCGCTACCGCGCCGAAGTCCCCGTTGATCAATGCCTTCGCGAGTAGATTGGCCTGAGCTTGGGTGAGCATTTTCTGTATTTCCCCTATGAGAGTGCATCGACCATGGACAACAGCGCGGACGGAAGGATTGCCACGCCCTTCATGAGCGCCGACGCCATCTCGCCGGTCGCCGGATTACGCACCGCCACCGCGATCGAATAGTGATCGTCGTCTTCCAAGTCCGCGAAAACGGCGTGCTTCAGCTTCGGATCCAGTAGCAGCGCCGCCTCAGCGCGCGCCTGCGCCGGCACAGCGGACGGAAGATCGCGCCAGTGATTAGTCATACGGATACCAGCGGCGATAGACCGGCGCGATCATCCCGTCGATGTCCGGCGGGCGCTTCCATCCGCACTCGATCCACCATCGATCTGGGTAGCGCGGGCGCGTCCAGTGCCGGTGAATTTCCCAGCAGATTACCAGCGAGCGCAGGAACAGAACGAAACAATTGAACGCGACGCCGACCGACAGGGCTTCGATCATCGTCGCATCCGCTGGAAGGCTAGCCGGCGCCTCTGACGCGCTGCCTGCGCCATTGAAACACCGGTCGGCATCCGCATCCGCGCGAATACCATTATGGCGGCGCCCGCCGGGATGAGCGGAGCCAGCAGCAACCTATAAACATCGAACCAGCGCCAGTTCTTCGGCGGCATCCAAAACCGCGGCGGGATGTCGTACGTGATGTAGTCGTAGTTGGTCGCCACCATTGTGGAGTTGCAGCCGATGTAGGCCACAACTGTCACATTGGCCACGCCGAAGGTTGTCGTGTCGTCGAACCCGCCAGGGAACGGAATCATTGCCATCGTCAGAGCCCCACCACACGGTCGTCGACGATGCGGCCAAGCTGTTCGCGCGGGATCCGCCCTTCTATTTCCTGTCGCGTGTGTCGCGCGTGCTCGCGGTCGCTGTGGTGCGGATAGTCCTGATGCGTATCGCTCTTGCGCAGTTCGCCGGCCGCGCGGTGGCGTTGCTGCCCGGTGATCCTCTGTTTGAACGCACCCATCGCACGCATAACCATAAGCGCAGGGCTCAGTTCTTGCTGTCCCATCTGGTTAGCTCCATAAAGCGTCGGTTCCACGGTCACGCCGTGGCGGCGCGGCCCTTGGCAAAAACGTGGCGATCAATCTGTCTATCGGAATACGCAACAAACCAGGCTTTTCAGAACTGAACGTGCACTGGCACCATCGATTGGCGCCGGCTCCCGTTTGGATGCTGCTGTGGCATGAAATACAGATGCCGCCGTACCAATGATCGACCATCGATCACGTATCTTCCGCAGTCGGCTCCAGCACGACGGCCGCTGAGCCAGGCCCGGGCGGCAGATTCGCCGCAGTGGGCTTCGAACCAATCGGATGCACTTGACGCGTCGCGCCCGTCGGAGCGGCAAGCTGCATCGTTTCGGCATGGTCCTGACACGCGAACGCGACGACCTCGTTGGAATCCTCGATGATTTCGAACGCTGCGACCTTGGGGCAAGTAAGCCCAGCCGGATCCACATAGGTGCAGGCTTGATACGCTTCATCGCTCATTTGTACGGCTCCCCTCTACCTCGATCTTCCTGTTTTTCCACGATGGTGAGGATCACCGTGGTGCTCACGTATTCCTGTTCCTGCACCTTGGTGAGTATCGAAACCTCCCGCAGCAGTACCTGATTTGTCTCAAGGCTGTCAGCAATCTTTCGCAATGCCTTAGACGCCTCCACAATGTCGATCCCTCTCTTGATGCCACCAAATCCAGGTCTGGCGAAGTCGTAAGCCTTCAGGTTGCTCAACAACTTATTGATCGGTTCGACTGCGTGGTGGTGCGTTGCCTTCTTCATCGCACCGGCAGACCTGGGATGATGGATCGCGACACGCATCGGCAGTTGATCAGTTCACCTGGATAGATCCACCTCTGTTCGACGTCTGACCACATACCCTTGGCAACGTCGTAACGCTTTTTCTGCCGCCCCCAGGCCACGTGGTCAGGCCGTGGCTCATGTCCGCCGCCCGAATGCATCCAGATCGCTTCTGTGATGCCTAGATCAGCCTGGCGCGTGCGAATCATTACTGCCGTGGCTTTGTTATTCTGGTCGCGTGAAATCAGCGCCGCCCGCCTCCAGGTGCGCACCAGATACGACTTGCCGGACTCGCCCGGGCGCTGGCCCATGCGAATGCGCTTCAGATCGACCTTCGGGCCCAGGAAATCGGTCAGCGTTTTCAGGTCCCGGCCCGCCGCGGCCGAACGCATCACCTGGGCCTCGATGTCCGTGAAAAACTTCTGTGGGATCGAGCGGATCAGCGCGACGTTTTCGCCCACTGTCGCGGCCAGCGCCTGGTGCATCGTGCGCGTCATCCGGAACCGGATCGCCATTCCGTGCTTGGCCAGCATGGCAGACAAAGCCCCGTCGACCCGCTTATGCACGTCGGTGGCAAAGTAGCCGGCCATTTCGAACGACAGGTCGTCAAACCGGTTCTGCCACCGCTTGGCCAGCGCCGCCATGATCTTGCGCAGCGCCTGCACTGGCGTGTCGTCCTGGGCTATCAACGGCGGACTGAGCATGCGGGTTGCGGCCACCCACTCAGTCCATGCTGCCGCATCTTCGGTAGGCCCGTCCTGGGCCAATAGGGGCGGATTGGCGCGGTACCCGGCCGTCAGCCAGTAAACCACGCTGTTGTGCATTTCCGCGATCAGCACGTCCAGCCGGCGCCGATACTCCGATTCGATTCCAGCGCTAGCGTGTACCGGCGGTAGCGGCTTGCGTGGCCTATTCAGGACGCTGTTCACCGATCGGCATCACGCGATTTTCGCCCGGTCCCAGCAGATCGCCGATGTGCGTTCTGCACGAGGGAGTCTGGCTCGCGTCGTCAAGGTTCCAGATGCTGAATTCTGCGGGATTGGTGCAGGCCGTGCTGGTCTGCTCATCCATAAACGAACAATGCAGTTCTTCAAGCATTGGACTCTTCCTCTTCGCCACCGCTTCCGTCGTCATCGTCCTCCGGAATGCCGCCAAGACTTTCCAGCGTCAGTTCTGGATGCGCTTCAAAGAACGCTTTCATCTCAGTTTCCTGCTCAGCATCAGCCTCATTCGCCAGATCCAAGAGCGTTTTGCCCTTGTTCTGTTCGGCGAACTGACTCACTGCCTTACGAACCGCTTCCGGATCCGACCAGGTATTTGTATTTTTGCTCATTGATTTCGCCCTTGTCGAACATCGACCGCGCGACCTCGTTCATCCGCGCTACATCGCTTTCATTGTACTGCGGGACGTCCGCCAGCGATCCCGGAGCGATTTCATGCAATTCCCCAGCATTATTGATCACCCGGATGTGTACGCGCGGATTGTCAGCATAGTGCGTCGCCAGTTCCAGGACCGTATGCGACGCGCCAAGATGCGCTTGCACCAATATGGCAGCCGGTACAGATCGGTCGCGCCCCGCATTGAACCGGAACGCCTTCTCTAACGGCGTATTCGTGTAGATGATTGTGACAGGACCTTTTGTCGAAGCCAGCGTTTCGTCGATTTTCTTCATTGCGGACTTCGGATTGGACAGGGTCGAATCGAATCCAGAGCCAGTTCCTTGCAACCCGAGCACCGTCTTTGCTACATGCATCGCCTCTGACTTACCTGATCCGCTGCCACCCGCCGTGAATATGGTCGGGCTGGTGTCACCAGCAGATTCTTTTTTCTTCAGCACGTCCGTGAAGATCAGCTTCGACAAAAGCGAACTTGGCTCATGCACAGCGGGCGCCAATTTCCGATCGTTCAGGAAATCTGTGGATAGTTGCTTCACCTTGTCCGGATCGACAAGGTTACCGAACTTGTGCTGATAGACATCGATCAGCTTGTGACTGTTCTTGCGGATCGCGTTGTAGAACTTCTGTTCGGCCTTCCGGCCCCGCTCATCCAGCCCGGGCGCGCGCTCAAAACCGTGCTTGTCCTTCCCGCCTTCGGCGAACAGGTCGCGCTGGTTCGCGGCGCGTGTTGCTGCGCGTTTGGCCGCGGTCGCCTCCTTCTTCTCGGCTGCCAGCGATTCGCTCTGTAGCGCCTGCGCCTGGTCGTACAGCCGGCGGCTTTCCGCCTTATTCGTGTTACGCAACTCATTGGACCGTTGCAGCAATTCGCGCTGTTTCTCGCGATTGGCCTTGTGGTCGAACTTCCCACCACCACCGCCAGCGGTTTCCGAGAACTGACCGATATCATCGCGCGGGTGGTCCCCCTCGATCCACTCATCGTGACCGAATGGGTTCGGGCCCGCGCCATTCGGCTTCACGCCGTTGGGCGCGCCGGCCGCCTCCGGGTTTGGATTAGGCGGCTGGTTCGGCCCGGGCTCGCCGCCTTCGCCTAGCCCAGGCAGTCCCATGCCTTGACCTTCCGGCCCCGGAGGTTCCGGCACCATCGACACATCCAGACCTGAATAAGGCGAATCTTCTTCGTCCGCGATGCGCTGGCGCGATTCCACTGGCGTGATCACGCCCGCATTGATCAAAACTTCATCGGTTTCGGCCTTCGTCTTAAGCGTATCTGCCAGTTCCTTCATGTCCTCAGGCATGAGCGGTTCGAACTTGAAGGTGATTTCCGGATCCCAGCCGCCCCACTTGGCGATCTGGATCATGCGGATAACGCGCGTGATTGGCGGGCGGAACAGGTCTTCCTGATTCGCCAGGGTATTGCGCGCGAACTCCTTCAGTTCCGGATCTGCCGTCGCGTTCAAACCGCTAGGGGTGATGCCGAACAGGATGATCAGCGGAATGCCAGACACCGCCGCCATGTGTTCCTGCACTTGCGCCTGCAACGCATCCAGTGTGCCCAGCGGCACGCTGATGTTGGCCAGTTCTTCGGTGTCCTTGTTCAGCAGGAACAGGCCGCGGTTGTCGCGCGCCTTGTTGAAAAGGTCCGCCCGATTGAAGATTTGCTGCCCCGTGCCCATGTTCAGCACGTCGCCCAGGTCCGTCTTGAGCGCCATCACGCTGAAATTGTGGATCAGGTCGCTGATCGACTGGCGCGTGCGTAGCCAGTTGTCCACATAGGGCTTCATGATCTGCGTGAGCGACAAACCACCGAATGCGTAGGTAGGTTTGAGCATGTCCGGCACCGGGCGGCTGACCATCGTCATTAACCGCGTGTGGTGCACTTCGTCGCCCATCACAAACCAGGTTTCAGGCTTGAAGAAGTCCTTTTTCAGCGGCTCGTTGCTGTTGTACTGGTTCGGATACGACCACATTGCCTCGATCGGCTGGAGATTTCGAATACCTCGCGAATCGATCTTTTCGCGCGTCACTGTCAGCGGCGTCTTCAGTTCGCCTGGAGTATCCGTGGTCCCCATGTCAATGAACAGTTGCCCGCGGCCGAAGAAGCCATCGTGCAGCGCCATGATTTGGAACCGTTCTTGCGCTTGCAGCGTTTCGAGCGCTTCCTCGATTTCCTTGATCTTGTCCGACTTGTCCGTCTCGCCGGTCGCTTGCAGCTTGATCCATTTCATCGTCATCGCCTTGGCGATGATTTCGGCCGGACGTCGATACTCGGCCCGCTGCGTCAGTTCGGCCAGGTATGGATACCCGAAGAATTCTAGCCCTTCGCTGAACTGACTTGCGACAAGCCAGCCGAAGTTGCCGGACATGGCGTCGTCCATCGCCATCAGCACGCCCTTGGGCGCCACGCCGGGCGGCGGCTGCGGAATTTTCCAATCGCTTGCGCGCCTAGCCGGCGCAGCTATCTCGGCAATCGCACTCTCACGAATGCGAATGGCCCGCGTTGGCGTGCCGAGTGGTTCGGGTGCCGCGCTGACGACCGTTTCCAGTTTGGACGGAACTGGCTTAGGGAGGGATCGTGCTGAGGCAGGCACCCAGTCCCGCGCCAGCGCGGCAAGCGATGCGACCCAAGCCCGAATCATCTTGGATCTTTAAGCGAACAGCCCGAACAGGATCAGGGCTACAGAGGCGCCCAGCATCGCACCCAGCACGTTCGCGAGCCAAGTGAATCGCACCGCTGTGTGGTACTTCCCGCAGAACGGACACGGTGCCAGAAACTTCGTCATGGGCCCCTCGGATCTACGCGTTTTGCAAAGCGCGGGCAGAAATTCGTATCGCGTCCATCCCGGGCGCGCACAGTTCGACGAACGCATCCGCGATGTTCGGACTGGGAACTGGACCGCCCTCGCGCGATGGCTTGGCCAGGTCCGCTTTCGATTCCACTTTCACCTTTCCGTTCTGATCGAAATCGCGCCGCGGCGTCGATAGTTGCGTGATCAGCTTGGGCAGATTCGGGATCCCGCTGTCGATGCAGATGATCTGATCAGCGTTGAATTTGTGCCCGTTGCGCACCCCGTTAAAGGTATTGCGCGTGCGATCGGCAGTCAGCCACCAGGTCTGCGCCTTCAGGTTGGCGAACATTTCTTCGTTGGTGCGCCGCGTGTCCGCATACCTGGAATCCGGCCGCCAAACGCGCGCGCCGGCATTAAAGCCGCGGTGCGTCACATGCAGCGCAGGATCTTCTATCGTTGCATTCAACGCGTTGAAGTGTGACCCGACGAAAGCACCCACCCCGATGTCGTCGTAGATGACATGCGCGCCAAATTCCCGCGCCTTGGCCCATACCCTGGTCGACGACTTCAGGATTTCGTCTTCGCGACCCTTCCATTCCTCGCACCATTTCACAACCGGCATATGCGCGTAGACCTGAGCGTTCAGATCCGCGCCGCCGTCGGCCACATCGAACCCGATGCGCTTGGCTCCGCGCGTTTCGATGTGCAGCGCTAGGTGCGCATCCACGCACATCATCAGCCAGGACCGCTTGATCACCGCCGATTCTTCGTCCGACTTCGGCACGCCCATGTAAACGTGCTGGTATTCCTCATAATCACGATCCCGCAGTTCGTGAATCGTGGTGATGAAGTCGTCCGGCAGGAACGGGTTTTCGTTGTAGTTGATCTGGCGAACGAGCGTTCGGGGCGGCCGGTTAACGACGAAATGTTGGTAGACGAAATCCGTCTCCAGGTACGGGTTAAAGATGATCCAAATCTGAGCGCCCGCGCGGCGCGCCGTGGCCTCGATGATCAGGAACTGTTCTTCGGTCAGGAACTCGGCTTCCTCGATCAGGAAGATGTCGATCGCCTCCAGGCCCTTGATTTCCCGGATTTGCCTCCAGATCCCGTAGAACAAGAACTCCGACCCGGTCGCCTTGTTCACGATCTTGTGCTCATGCGGCGTGAACCGGCGCGCCAGCCCGAACCGGTCGATCGTGTCGACCAGCACCGGCTGCACGGACTCGCTCAGCTTGTTGGCGAACTGCCGGCAGCAGCACACCCGGATCCGATAGTTATCCGCCAGGTACACCGCCCAGCCGCACGCGTCCCAGGTCTTGCTGGAGCCGCGCCCGCCGTACAGAACCCGGTTGCGAACGCCAGGCGTCTGCCAGAACTCGCGCAGCCGCGTGTTCAGCATCGGTTTCCAGCCGGGCGGCGGCGACCAGCGCCGCGGCTCCGACGAAACCGTCATGTCCATGACAAGATCAGCTTGGTAGAAGTCTCAGGCCCGTGTTTTTCGACACCGACGGCTTCCATGTCCAGGTCACAGCCTGGGTTCCGGCAATTCCTGGTCAGGCGGATAAAAATGCGTCAGGCCCGCCGGCACGCTGCCCAGCGGCGCATCACGCGACAGCCCGTACACATGGGCCTCCGTTTCCGACAAGGCCACGCCTGACTGCATCAGACGCTGGATCCGGCTGATCTGGGCATCGGCCGCGATCACCTCTTCTAGGTCGGCAATCTGCTTAAGCGCGCCTGGCCGCATTTCTTCCGGCAACATTTCGACGGTACGCCGCAGATCCATCAGGATCGGGATGTCCTGAGCGCCCTTCTCAGCCATGGCCAGCGCAGCCTGGAAAGCGGCGTCCAGCCGGTCGGTGCGCTCGCGCCGCCTGGATTGCACTCCAGCGATCAGTTCGGCTTCCGCAGCTACCACGGTGCGTTCGGTAGCCGGACTGATCTTGGTAGCCGGTTCCCTGGTAGCCACCTGCTTGGTAGCCGTTTTCTTGGCAACGATTGCCGCTGCCTTGGCATGGATTTTCCCCTGAAGGTCGCGGTCCCAGCTATCGCGCTTGGCACGCTTCAGGATCGAAGGATGGGCAACGCCGTGCTTTGCGCCGATTTCGCGCAGGGTCATGCGGCCGGCGCGAAAGTCGATTTCGACGCGCTCCCAGTCGATCGCCTTTTTTGGCTCAGCGGCTATTTTCGCAACGGGTAGCCCTTGTTCAGGCATCGGAGTCATGTCCACAACCTATCCCCCTTCTCCCCGAAGCCTTTTTGTTTCACGAAAACATACCAGACCCTGATTCTGGTTGTAATTTCGAGCAGCTTGCGCAACCGGTGCAGCCGCTTGGCCTTTAGGCCGGTTTGGCGGCAAAAGCGGGTAGCGCGCGCCGTGCCTATGAGGCCCATCGAGCAGATCCAGCGATGACCGCATCGCCTGATCTACAGACCGTTGTAGGCCAGTGCGGGGGATTGATATGACCTTCGCCAAGCGGCGGCCACGCTGGCACACAAGTTGGCCGCATCGGTTCAACCCAGCCAGGCAGCGGGAACTGCGGCGGAATCCAGGCCGGCTGGACGACGACATGGGTGACGACGGGTGGCTTAGCGGCCAGTTCGACCCGCAACTGAGTCACCTCTTTTTGCAAAGTGGCGATTTGGCGCCTCAAACGCCGCAATTCCGCGCTGATCTTGCTCATTTTGCCCTCAGAACTAAAAACTGTGTGTTTCACACACCCTCATACGGCTTGCACGTAGTTGGTCAGGTTCAGAAGCGCTGTGGCCTCGATCTGGTTGCCTAAGCTGTCGGTGAACTGGGCACGGATCGTGCACATGACTGCTGGGATCGTTTGGCCTCCAGAGCCGGGCGGCAGGACGCCGCCACTGATCTTCACCTGGATCACCGTGCCAGGCGGCGCCGTCACCAACAGGTTTCCGTTGATATCGTAGTACGGATTCGGCTGCGCATTCACTACGGCTGAGCCGATCGCCAAGTTAGCGCTTTCTGGCTCGGCTAGCACCTGGTTCACCAAAGCAATGGTTACCCCAAGCGGCAGCAGCCTGGTGCAGATCAGGTCGTAAACTCTTGAATCGTAACTGCGTTTTTCAAGGATTAGCCCAGCCATCCGCTCATTCCTCTTCAGCGAAAGTGAACGTTTGACGCGGGGGGATCAGCCCGGATATCTGCCGCGACGGCAGCACCATGAACGTTTGACCGCCCTCGGCCAGCGCCGAAATCTGCCGCGACTGGATGATCTGGCCAATCTGGTTGCCGGCCACGAACGCTATCAGGCTCAGCGTCGGCGGCACGCCTTGGCTGGTGTCGGCGGGCTGCCACCAGAACCGCACGGGTACGAAGCCCGGCGCGCTCGCGGTCGGTACCGGTGGGTAGAACGCGGCCGGCGTCGACTGGCTGGTATCTGTGACCGGCCGAACCCGGTCGACCTGGTAGCTTGGCGGCGGTACCGCAGCGCGGTACAGGTCGCCGTACAGCGCCTTCGGTGTGGCCTGGCTGGTATCCGCCGGCTGCCACCACACCTTGAGCGGCGCAAACCACGGCGGATTGGCTACCGGGATCCGTGGAATCAGGGCGGGCGGGATCGACTGGCTGGTATCCGCGACCGGCCTGATCCGGTCCACCTGAAACTGGGGCGCATCGAAGACCGGGCGGAACTGGTCCGCCGTCAGAGTCTTCGGGATCGACCGGCTGCTGTCAGGCGGCTGCCACCAGTAGCGCGTGGGCGCCGGCTGGGGCAAGACATGGAACGGCGTCGGCGCGGCCGTGATCGCCAGCGGCGTCGATTGGCTGGTGTCGACAACCGGCCGGATCCGATCGACCTGGTATGACGGCGGCGGGGCGATCGCCCGGTTCAGATCCGCATAGGCGACCTTCGGGGTCGACTGCGATGTATCTGCGGGCTGCCAGAAAAAGCGCAGCGGCGGGCACCACGGTTCCGCGATGAACGGTGCCTGGACTGGAATCAGGACCGTTGGCGTCGACCGGCTCGTGTCGGCGACCGGGCGGATCGCGTCGACCACGAACTGCGGCGCATCGACCCGCGCTGCGAATAGGTCTGAATACAACGGCTTAGGCGTGGCCGCGGACGTATCGGCCGGCTGCCACCAGAACCGCTGAGGCGCAAACCATGGCGGGTTCGCGATGGGGGTCTGCGCCAGTTCGATCGGGCTAGCGCGACTCGTGTCGTAGACCGACCTGACTGGGTCGATCTGGTAGAGCGGCGGGTTGAAGAACGCCGCGTACAGGTCCGCGTACAGCGCCTTGGCGACGCTCTTGCTGGTGTCTGCCGGCAGCCACGGGTAGCGCTGCGGTGCGAACCATGGGGCGTTTACCAGCGGCGGCTGGATTTCCTCGATCGCCGAACCACGACTCGTGTCGTAGACCGGGCGAGGCGGATCGATTTGATATTGCGGCGCGTCAAAGACCGGCTTGAACTGGTCGGCGTACAACGCCTTGGGTTCCGCGCTGCCGGTATCGACGACAGGTCGGACCCGATCGATCTGAAATTGCGGCGCATCGATTGCCGGCGTGAGTGCGTCGCGATAAAGCGGCTTTGGTGTGTCCTGACTCGTATCAGGTGGTTGCCACCAGAACCGATGTGGGGCCAAGCCTGGCTCGGCTGTGAACGGCGCCTGAGCCGCGAGCGCTGCCAGGGGGCTCGAATGACTGGTATCGGCGACCGGCCGCACCGCATCGACCAGCAGCGTCGGCGCTGGGATCGCGGCCCGGTACAGATCACCGTAAAGAACCTTGGGCGTCGCCCCACTGGTGTCGGACGGCTGCCAGAAAAACCTGGGTGGTGCGGGCTGCGGCAAGACGACGAACGGGTTGGCCGCGCTGGTCAACGCGATCGAGCTACCCTGAGTCGTGTCTGCAACCGGCCGCAGCCGGTCGATCTGGTACGCAGGCGGCGGAACAATGGCGGCGAGCGCATCCGCGTACAGCGTCTTCGCCGTCGCCTGCGATGCATCGACGGGTTGCCACCAGAACCGCGGTGGCGGCAAATGCGCAGGCGGTTCGACCGCCCGCAACGCATCGATATAGAGCGCTTTCGCCGTGCCCTGGCTCGAATCGCACGGCTGCCACCAGAACCGTACTGGCGCCAGGTGCGGCGGGTTGACGATCGGTGGCTGGATTTCCTCAGCCGGCGTGCCGCGGCTGGTGTCGTAGACCGGCCGAACCGGGTCGGCTTGGAACTGCGGTGGATTGAACGCCGGGACTAAGAAGTCGCCCGACCGCAGCGCTTGGGCCGACTGGCTGGTGTCGGCCGGCTGCCCTGGATAAAGCGGCGGAACAGGGGCCGGCGCATTCTGAAATGGGGCTTGCACCCCAGCCAGCAGCAGCGGCGTGCCCTGTGTAGTGTCGTCCGGCAGCCATGGCCGCGCTGGCTGGTTTTGTAGGACAGCGACGCGCGGCGAGGCGGTATAAAGAGTCTTCGGCGTGCCCTGTGTAGTGTCGTCCGGCAGCCACGGATATCGCCAGGGCGCGAACGCCACCGCCTGCCCTGGCGGCGGCGGAGGCGCCAAAAGCCCCGTTGGCATGCCACGCGACGTATCCGCAACCGGGCGAACTCGATCGACCTGGTGCTGCGGTGCGTCTTGTCTGAAGCGCAGCGCATCCGCGTATAGAGTCTTCGGCGTCGAATGGCTGGTGTCGGCGGGCAGCGATGGGTACCGCTGGATCACAAAGAACGGCGGCCCGGTTTTCGGAGCCCCGACCAGCAACACCCGCGCAGTGCCGCGCGTCGTATCGACTACATCGCGCTCCACCCGCTGGTTTTGCAGGACAGTGACGCGCGGCGAGGCTACATCTTTATAGAGAGTCTTCGGCGTGCCGTGCGATGTGTCCGCGTTCAGAAACTTATTGATGCTCGGGCCATGCGTCTGCATGACCAGCAACAGATCGTTATTCCTGACCGGAGGGTTGACCTGAATGAATGGGGCGCACAGCAGGTTGACTGCTATGAACGTTAAACCCAGGTCAAGAATCGGGTGGATTGATAATGTTGATGTTGATGATTCTGCAAATGCAGGCACGCGCGGCGCGATCGCCACGGCCATGACATCGTAGGTATCCGCAGCCCCGTTAGTGGCATCAGTCCAAGTCGCCGTGACCGCCCCAGCCGTTGCCACGGTCTGGTGCTGAACATTAAAGCCGTCGCCCCCAAGAAATGAGCCGATACCGCTGTTAGAGTCAGTAGCCCCCGTGCCCGGTACAAAAGTCGCATGCAGGTTCGGGTCGTAGCAGAAACACAGCAGAATTGCGTTCGGAACAGTGGTCGTAATCGACCCGGCCGTAATCGCATCGGTGCCCGCGCCTGGGGCAGTCCTCGTGACCCCGGTCGGCGTACCGTTAATGACAGAGGCGACAGGACCGTCAACCTCAACCAAAAACGCGGCCATTGTGGCCGACAGATTCGGCGTGAAGGTTATGGTATGGGTGCCGGCAGTCGCATTCTGCGTCCGCCAGATCGACAAGGACGAAGTGTTGGCCCCATCACGCAGGTAGGAACCAGCCTGCGTCCAGTTGGATCCTGCGGAGTCCGTCACTCCGACAGTACCGGTGCCAGCTATATCGTTCGCGTCAACAAAGAAGGCAACTAAAGTGGAACCAGACTTGACGCCGCTTAGCGTGACCACCAGCGTCGTGGCGCCGGTCGCACTACCTGAATTGTCCTGTAAGTAGGCCACTTTGATTTACGTCCAGGCTTGGCCCATGAGCGTCTGTGGCGCCTTGATCGCTATTTCCCAAACGGCGTAGCTATCGCCTCCTCCGTTGATCTTATCGGTCCAGGTCGCGGTGACCGAACCTGCCGCGTTTTGTGTCTGGTGCTCGACGTTGACACTGTCGCCGTTTGCGGTCGAGATGCCAGTTTTAGAATTCGTGTAGCCGGTTCCAGGCACGAATGTGGCGCCGAGTGAATCCACACAAAAGCTCAGGATCGTTGAACCGTCGACCGTGGTTGTGACCGGGTTCGCCGCGATAGCATCGGTAGCGGTGCTTACTGGTGTCGTAAATACGAAAGTCGGAGTGCCATCGATGACGCTTGAGACGGGGGCCGAGCACTCGACCAGAAACGCGTCCTTGCTCAGAGTGGCAGAGGCTCCAAGCGTTCCAGTCACCGTATGGCTTCCAGCGGAGACATTAGCGATCGTAAATATCGCCATAACCCTGCTGGCGGCGGTGAAGTACCCGTTGCTTGTCTGCGCCAGCGCTCCATTGACGCTGTCGGACACCGTGATGGTCGCACTCACCGCCGGGTCTTGGATATCGACGAAAAAGACCAAAGTTGAGCCAGCCGTCACGCCGGTCAGCGTGATCGCTATGGTATTCGTGGCACCAGTGGAGCCGAACTTGTCCTGTAGGTAGGCCACTTTTGATTTACATCCAAGATTGGCCCATGAGCGGCGTTACGTCCAGACCTGACCCATCAGCGGTAGTTCGATGACGAGAGGCGCCAAGATTTCGTAGCAGATGAAGTTACTGTGCGGTGTACCGGTCGTCACGTAATTGATAGCTACCAATCCAGCCGCACCACTGTTGACTGCCTTGTAGACGCGTCCAATGTGATCCAACGTGCCATCGGCAAGGATGACATCCGAACTTGTGTAGTTCGAAGTGGCCCCTGTGGCGCCTGCGATTGATGATACTTGCGAGCCACTTGCGGTCGTAGTGACGGTAGGGTTGGCCGTGGTGCTCGTACTGGTGTGAGCGACGGCGCGAGCCCCAGCCTGAGAAGTTTTTGCGCCTGTCCATACATCTACGAAAAACATGCCGACACTACCGCCTACACCGCCGGAGTTTGAGTCATTACCGCTAACGGTGACCGTGATGTTGCTTTGTGCGGCAGAGTTAAAGGCCCTGAATACTTGGACGAAAGTGAACGTATCGTCGTTCGAAAGCATGCTCGTCCAAGAAAGCGCCGTGCCAGTGTTCGTGACTCCTAGCGATACGCCGCCGCCCGATGCTAGATCATTGACTTCCGCGCTGACGTAGATCCAGGAATTTACCGGCGGACTAAAGGTGGACGATATCGCGCCGGCAAGACCGCCAAACCCATCGTCCTGCAACGGCCCTTGTGCAGCGCCAAGCGAACTTGCGTCATAGACGATTGCCATCGGTCATTCGTCGCCGGCTTTGAGCAAACCGGCGACGAACCATTTGCGGCTTACGCAACTTCGTAGATGATGTGGCCCGAAGTTTGTCCCGTGCCGGCCTTCGACGACAGGCAGACTTCACCGCCCGTTGCCGTGTTGCCGAACAGCACGATTTCCTCACCGTAGCGCGCCTGCCACCGGGCGATCCCGCCAAAAGCATTCAGAGACGGCTGCAACAGATACAGCGTCGACGAACGCTGCGGGAATGTTGTGGCTGCTGTTGAGCCGAATGAAGCAGTCGTACCTGGCGCGGTCGCATTGAAGTCCAGCAGCGCGTTATTACCGACCGATAACGCACCGACGGAAATCGTCGAAGTTCGCGCCAAGATCATTTGAGTCGGATTCGAGGCGCCGGACTCACCTCCGATATACACCTCGTTGATCTTTCCCATGTTGGTCGCGCCGCCCATGCGCAGGAAGCCAGGGGCTTGCCCGGCCGTGAAAGCGGTGGTGTCGGCCACCGCCACGGCGGTGTTTGCAGACCAGGTTGCTGAGTATCGTGCCATTGCGTCGTACTCCTTTCGTTACGGCAGGATGATGAGTGGTGGAGGGGCGCCATCAGTCTGCCGTTCTGCTTGGCGCATGCTTTCTTCGGCGACTCGAATGATGTTCTTGCATTCGTGCGTGCTGGCGTAAATGGCCGCGCATCGATCGCAGATCAGATGATTGCACTGGAAGCACTTGCCGCGTTCCCGTGTTCGATCCGGATTGACAACGACCACGGCGCTGCAATGAGTGCACGTGTAGGTTTTGAATTCGTGCAGGCCAAAGCCCGCGGCCCGGTTATCGATCATCAGATAGCCAAGATCACCCATGTGAAGCGCTCCCTTTTTTATCGGAACGGCGGCGGCCCCGGGATCTGCCAGAAGCGGCCGTTACCGTACTGGAACTGCACTCCAAATCCGATGACCGCATCGACCAGCGTGACCTGTTCAGCCAGCGACAGACTGGTGAACGCCTCGCCCAGCACCGTTTCCAGTGCCGCCGTCACTTCGCCGATGGATACGTGCAGCGTTTGAGTAACGCT